GAAGCGCAGTTCATGGAAGCGGCGGTAACAGGTACCGGTACGGCTACTGCGGCGATTGTCAGGGAGATACCGACTGAGGCTGCTGTAACTGGTGCGGCGACTGTTGCTGCGGCGATTGTTAGAGAAATACCGACTGCTGCAACGATAACGGGTACGGCAACAGTGAATCAGCCGGTACTTATTCATAAGGTTCCCCAGCCGGAACTTGTCATTTCTATTACAAATGTAACAGGATCGCCATCTGATGAAGAAAACGCTCAAAACACTCTAGAACTACTGGTAGGTGTGTAATGGCAACATATGACAAAGGTGACCGGGTGCGAGTTACCGCAACATTCAAATCTGCTGGTACTAATACGGCAACGACTGCGACCTGTACGCAGAAGAAACCTAGTGGTGCCGATGCTACTCCTACGGTGCAGGATGGTAGTGGTACTGGTATTTACTTTGTAGATATTGATCTAGACCAGATTGGTACACATACCATCAAGATTATCAGTAGCGATGTTGTTATCGCAGCGGAAACGGTTGAGTTGATTGTTGAGAAGTCGGTGTTTGATCACTCATGAGTACCGGAAACGCCAGCAAGCAGAGGGGTGAGAATAACCGCAAATTGTTCCTTGAAGCATTGGAACAGCATGGGGGTATCGAAGACTCTTTGAAGATTGCTGGCGTTACTCGTTCTGCCTATGAGAAGTGGCGGCAACGAATCCCTGAGTTTCGGGCGAAGGCCGACGCGATCAGGTTGAGGTTTGCTGAAGAGGGTCCACCCGATGTTGATGTTGGGACTTTTCAGGACTTTCGAAGCCAATACTTTGGTCACCAATCTCCTTGGTTTCATATCAGGGCGATTGAGGCTTACGAGAATACTCCTCCCGGTAATATCACTTTGATTCTGTGGCCGCCGGAACATGGCAAAACTACGCTGGCTGAGGACTACTTCTGTTACAAACTGGCTACCAACCCTGAGTTTCGCATCACTGTCGGGTCTGAGGGGCAGGACATGGCCCGCAAGATTCTTGGTCGCATCCGTACCCGCATGGAACCCCACGGCCCCTTTCCCCGTTATGTAGCCAAATACGGTCCGTTTGTTCCCCAGAATGCGTCTGGGCGCAAAACCGCGCAGGCTTGGGGGGCTGATTACTTCAACGTCTTCAAGAAGGCACGCCACGATGAACGCGACTATTCGATGGTTTCACTGGGTTGGCGATCCAAGATTGCTGGTACCCGAACCGATCACCTACATATTGATGATATTCAGTCAAGGGTTTCTTTGAATCTGACCGAACAGATGTTCGAGATTTTCCGTCAGGACTGGATAACCCGTCCCGGCGAAAGCGGACGAACAAGTATCAACGGCACGCGGGTCGGAGAGGATGATTTCTATGAGCGGGTAATGAACGAAATCGATGGCGACATCCTCTCCGTTATTCGCTTCCCGGCGATTGTTACGAACAATGACGGCGAGCCGGAACCACTATGGCCGGAAATGTTCACAATGGACGCACTAGATCGTATTCGTCGGAAGGTCGGAGAGGAGGCGTGGTCACGGAACTATATGCAGGAACCGACGAGTTCCGCTTCGGCTACATTTACTGATGATTCTATTCAGAAGTGTCTGAACCCATTACGCTCAACGCTGCATGATCCTCCAAAGGATTGTGCGATTTACATCGGTCTTGATCCTGCGCTGGGCGGCAACAACTGTGTTATGGCAGCAACTCCGCATGAAGACAAACTGAAGATTCTTTTCCTCCGGGAAGACATCGGTTTGACCCGTAACGAACAGATTCTAGGGATTGTCGAAGATACCGTTCTGCGATGCCACAAGAATGGCGCATCTGTTTCTGATGTCGTTATTGAAGCGATGGTGTTCCAGAAGGGGTTGTCGCGTGATGATCGACTAATCGAAATGACCGACCAATACGGATTCAGGGTACGGGAACATCTCACAGGGATGAACAAGTACGACGAAAGTATTGGTATCCCATCGATGGCTTTGTCATTTATGCGTGGCGAAATCGAAATACCGTATGCGGAAGATCCGCAGACCCGCCATCAGGCAGACGAATTGATACGCCAGTTGAAGTCGTGGCGTCCGTTGAAGCGTGGTACGAAACTTCGACAGGACCGGGTTATGGCGTTGTGGTTTATCTGGATTTTATGGCGGCAGCGGCGGCAGGCATTCAAAGTCGATGCTAGCCAATTCAACTATAAAGCACTACCTTATAGGAAAACCCATTCTAATATCGGGGCGTACTGATGTCTTATACGTTCGAAGAGATTGTCGGCATCGTCCGACAGCGACAAGAGGGCCAGACGGATCTCTTGAATCGTATGCAGGAAATCAAAGAGCGGTATAACGGTGACTATGTTATACCACTTCCGTCAATGGATGAAGAGCCAATTCTTCCTCCTTTGACGCCTGCTCTTATTTCTGAGAACATTGATGCGATTGCTCAGCGGGCTGCGTCTGTGACGCCCTATATTGGGTGTCCGGCGGTTGACCCCGGCAAGGAGCGTGGCAGGCGGTCCCGCCAGTATGCTGATATCCGCAAGCGTGCGCTTGCTTCGACATGGTATCAGAATAAATACAAGTTGAAGATGCGACGCGCGTATCGGCATCTTGCCGGGTATGCGACAACTGCGCTGGTTGTTACCCCTAGTTTCGATATGGGTATGCCCAAGATTGAGGTGAGGGATCCCTTGGGGGTTTACCCTGAACCTCAGGCTGCCGAAAACTACGATGTTCCTAGAAACTGTGCGTTTATCTATGGCAAGTCTGGTGATTGGCTACGCGCACACTATCCTGCGGCACGGCAAGAGAACGGTGGTCCTGTCGGTTCAGACAATCACGCCCGTCAGGAACTCTGGGATTGTTGCGAATGGATCGATGCTGAAGACATCGTTATCGGCATTATGGGGCCACGGTACGCCGGGTTTAAGCAGTCCGAACCGTTGCATTCAGCCCAGAAGGAACTGTCACGGTATAAGAACAGGGCGGGGATGCCTTGTGTCATCACACCGGGACGTATCACATTGGATCGGATCGCATCTTCGATATCGAACATTGTTGGCATGGTCGATTTGATGGCGAAACTTATGGCACTTGAACTGATCGCCCAAGAGAAGGCGATCTTCCCAGACCGTTACATCATCGGACGTTCAGGACAGGTACCGATGATCGTAGGAGGAGAATGGAAGGATGGCCGAGAAGGGCAAGTCAATGTTCTCTTGGATGCGGAACAGATCGGAGAACTCCGAGGTTCCCCGGATCAACAGACCAATATCGCAATCGATAGGCTCGAACGTAACGCCAGAATATCGACGGGTACGGTCCCCCAGATCGGTGGAGAGTCATATGGCGCTCTTCGCACTGGTCGGGGCATTGACGCTCTTATGGGTGCGTCGCTTGACCCGCGCGTACAAGAACTTCAAGAAATCATGGAAGGGCATCTTCCCCATCTGAACGAATGCCTCTTCGCCACCTACCAAGGGTACTGGGGTAATAAGACAATCTCTACATATACCGGTTATGCCGGTGATTTCGGACAGGTCGAATTCACTCCTGATGAACACTTCGAAACATACGATAATGTTGTTTCACATTCGATCCCCGGTGCTGACATTCAGGGTACGACTATCCAGTTGGGGCAGTTGCTTCAGATGAAGGGGATTAGTCTTGCGACGTTCCGGTCGCGTCATCCGTTTATCGAAGACCCGGAGGCAGAGGGCCGTCGGGTAGACGAGGAACAGTTGGAAGAAGCGGTGATGGCAGGGATTCAGCAGCAGGCGGCGACCGGTGCGTTACCGATTGTGTATGTGGCGAAGATCGAAAAGCACCGTAAGAAGGGTTTCGATATCTTCGAATCTGTTCAGAAGGCCGACGAAGAGATCCGAGAGGAACAGGCTGCTGCCGCCCCGCTTCCCGAGGAGGGTCAGATGATGGCCCCTGAGGAGGCTATGGGTTTGGCTGGGCCTCCGCAGGCGATGCCTCCGGGGGCGCCTGAAGGCCCAGAGGCGCAGGTATCGCCGCAGGCTGCTGTCCAGCAGATGCAACAGGCGTTGCTGGCTGGTGCATAATGGGTCACCGGAGAGATAGCGTCGGGCGCGGGCAGAAGCCTGCTGCTGCCCCGATGGGTGGAGAGACTGGGCATGGGGAAGTATCAGAGAATCTGAACGCCCAAGATCCGAACGAGGGAGGGATCCCTCTCCCAGACAACCGTCCCCGCAATCTCACAAACGCAGGCGGTGAGGTTGTAGCAGCGCAAACGCCTCCACCGCAGATGGAAGCGTTGGATGCCGCACGCGGTTACAACCCGAACATTATGCCTTTGAACGCTATGGACGACCAGCCAGAGTTGGCTATCACCGCTGGTTTGATGGACCGTGTTCAGGATCCGCGTGCTATCCGTGATAAGCGGATACAATTGTTGGTGTTGGATTTGACTGAGCGCATCGGCGGAAGCGAAATCGGGTCAGCGCAGGCATTGAATGCAGCGAAGCGTCTTCGCGCTGCTACCAGATCACGCTGATGGTACAGGAACTAAGACCTGCACCCGGTAGCGCATCTGGGTCTTCCAGCGTTGTAGGCCGTAATCTGGGCGGTTTGGGCGGTGGGCGGACTTCTACTCCTCTTGAGGATGAGAAGATCGCTGAT